GTCACGGTTTGAATGACAAGTCAATATCGAGTAGCGCGACCGGGCTGGGGCGACGTGGGTACAGGCTAGGGTGGCGGGCATGGCTGAGCGGCTGGCTGGGCTGGGGATCGCGGCGGCGATCGTGGGTACGTCGCTGGCGGCGGCGGCGGGGATTTGTGTCGCGGTGTCGTGGTGGGTGATGGCGGATCCGTGGGCGATCTTCGTGATCTTGGCTCATTCGTATCATTCGGGGGTGCGCCGTGGGTGAGGTCCGGTTCCCGGTGGCGCTGGCACCGGACCTGGACTGGCTGACGGAGCCCCGCCCGGAGCAGGTGCTCGCCCCGGTGGAGACGTCGGTGTGGGTGGATGCCCCGCCGGGGTACACGCCGCCGAAGGGGCTGGCCCGGTTGCTGGCCCAGTTCACGTACCGGCCGGGGTGGCGGTTTGTGCTGGCGCTCAACCCTGCGGTGCACAGCCTGATGTCGTCGGTGGCTGACGTGCCGGGTCTGCCGGGGCTGGCGGGCTGGGTGCTGCGGATCCACATGAAGGTGGAGGACACCTACCGGCGGGGTGTGATGCGGGATCAGACGTTCACGATCGCGCTGCCGTCGTACCCGGATGAGGTCCCGGACGAGTACTGGCTGACGTGGCTGCGGCGGACCGCGATCCAGTTGGCTGAAGATCACGAGATCGACGAGTGGTTCATGGTGGCGGGCGTGCGGCCGTTCGACCCGCACAAGGGGGGTTCGTGAACACGGCGCCGTACTGGGATGGCGGGTACGGCCAGTGGCCGGAGGCGCTGCCGTACGGGTCGGAGGAAACGTACGCCGAGGTGGGCTGGCTGGGCGAGGTGTGCGCGTCGATTGAGGACTGGGGTGCGGGGCCGGCGTGGGCGCGGCGGTTCGTGCCGGAGGGCGTGGACTACCTGCCGGTGGACTTCGCGGCGAACGCGATCCGGGCGGGCTGGTCGGAGGTGCTCGCGGACCTGGCCACGTACGCCTCGACGCGGCCGGACGGGATTTTCATGCGCCACGTCCTGGAGCACAACGACTCGTGGGCGGAGATCCTGGCTAACGCGGTGGGGTCGTTCCGTAAGCGGATGGTGCTGGTGACGTTCATCCCGCTGGTGGCGGAGACGTTCCTGGCGGGGCCGGAGTCACCGGGCCGGGACTGGAATTTCGCCCGGGAGGATCTGACGGGGCTGATGGGCGGCTTGCTGGTGTCCGATTACGGGGTGGTGTCGCGGACGGCGTACGGCGGGGAGCATGTGTTCCGGCTGGAGCGGCCGTGAATGCCCTCGACGCGTGTCTCCGCCACGTGGCGGTGTGTGAGGTGACGGCGGCGATGTGGGCCAACGCCCGGCTGGGTGAGGGCGTGGTGCTGGTCGGCCGCTGCGATCAGTGCACCGAGCTGGCCAAGGCGTGGGTCCGCGAGAACCGGCCGGCGGAGGGGGAGTCCCGTGCGTAGGCGGCTGCGGTGGCTGCGCCGGTTCGTGCTGTGGTGCCTGCCCGCGCGGCGGGTGCGGATTGTCTGGGACGATCGCGGAGTATTCCGGGTGGAGTTGCCGGACAACGTCAACCCTCCGGGGACGCCTGAGGGGCCGTAGGAGCGGCCGGGCTGGTCCAGGGTCCACGGGCATGGGTGTACACCCTGGACGTCGTGTGGTGGCGCTCAGGGCCCCGGACGGGTGGCATCCTGGGGATCTGCCCCCGACGCTGGAGGAACCGTGCCCATCAAGGTGTGCGAGGCGCCCGGGTGCACGGAGACGTTCGTGCCCAAGCGCCCGCACGGCAAGTACCATTCCCCGGCGTGCCGGCAGCGGGCCCTGCGCAACCCCGCCCAGGCCGGGCCGAAACCCGTCCCGGCACAGCCGCCGCACCCGGAGTCGTTCGTGGCGAAGTACACCGAGGAGGAGCTGGCCAAGGCGGGGAAGATGGGGACGGCGGCGGGCCAGGCGGCGCTGGTGCTGGCACGGCTGATCGACGCGGGCGGCCCGATCGCAGCCGTCGCCGGCGCGGTCAGCGCACACGCAGCGGCAATGGAGCGGGCGCTGCGTGACGGCCCGGCCGACGACCCGGTGAAGGCCCGGCAGGACGAAGTGACACGCCGGCGTGAGGCCCATGACCGCGCCGCAGCTCGTTAAGCCCGCCTACCTCCACGTCCCGGAGTGGGTGCGGACCGACGGGGATGAGGTTGCCGGGCTGTGCGACGACGCGTCCTACGGGCCCGACCCGGAGCAGCGGATGCTGCTCGACGCGGTGTTCGGCAAGGACGAGCACGGCAAGTCGGCGGCGTTCGAAACGTGGGTGGTCGCCTGCCGGCAGAACCTGAAGACCGGGCTGATGAAGATGGCGGTCCTCGGGTGGGCGTTCCTGTACAAGGCCGACCCGATCATGTGGACGGCGCATCAGTGGGATCCGGCGGTCAAGGAAGCGTTCACCGATCTTGAGGAACTGATCGGCGGGTACCGGTGGCTGGCCCAGCGGGTGCGGTATGTGCACACCGGGGACCGGCAGCAGGAGATCGGGCTGCGTAACGGGTCGCGGATCATGTTCAAGACCCGGACGAACGCGACGGGCCGGGCCCTGGCCGGGGAGAAGGTGATCCTGGACGAGGGCTGGGCGCTGCACGCGGGGCACATGGGTGCGCTGCTGCCGACGATGTCGGCCCGGTCGATGCTCGGCGACCCGCAGGTGCTGGGCGGCAGTTCGGCGGCGCACGCGAACAGTGACGTGCTGCACGGTGTGCTCGACCGGGGCCGGGCGGCGGCAGGGTCGGCGGCGGCGGCGCGGCTGGAACGCAAGCTGTGTTACGCCGAGTACCGGGCCCCGGGCCCGGAGATCGCCTGCCGCCAGGGTGTCAAATGCCGGCACGCCCTGGACACCCCGGGCTGCGGGTGTGACAAGCCCGAGTACATCGCGATGGCCAACCCGGCGGTGGGCCGGCGGATCTCGATGGAGTACATCCTGGTTTCCGAGCGGCGGGGGATGCCGCCGGCCGAGTACGGCCGGGAACGCATGGGCTGGGAAGACACCCCCGAGGGGCTGGCCGTGGTGATTCCGCTCACCGACTGGGCTGACGGGCTCGACCCGGGGTCTGAGCCGGCGGGGCCGGTGGCGCTGTCGGTGGTGTACACGTCGGACAAGCGGGAAGCGGTGATCGGCCTGGCGGGCCGGCGGGGCGACCGGTCGTGGCATGTGGAGGTCGCCGACGTGGTCCCGGTGTCGGATGTGGTGACCCGGGTGGGGGAGATCATCGCGAAGGCGGCGGGCACGTCGCGGCAGGTGTGCGCGGTGGTGGTGGACCCGCACGGGTTCGAGGGGGCGTGTATCAAGGGCCTGGAGGATCTGCGGGAGGTGAAACTCCGGGACGCGTCCCCCGACGATGAGGAAGTCGGGATTGACCCGGTGCTGGTGCGGATTTTGCCGGCCCGGTCGGATGACCTGGCGTGGGTGTCGGGCCGGCCCCCGGTCCTGGTGCGGCCGACGGCGACGGATGTGGCGGCGGCGTACACCGGGTTCCTGACGGCGGTGACAGCAACCCATGACCTGTTCCACCGGGGCCAGGATGAGCTGACGCTGGCGCTGGTGGGTGCGACCAGCCGGGATGTGGGCGACGCGGGGCAGGCGTGGGGGCGGCGCAAGTCGGGGGTGGAGATCGCGCCGCTGGTGGCGGTGACCGAGGCCCGGTGGGTGCATGAGCAGAAGGCGCCGCTGGAGGAGTCCGAGCCCGGGGCGTGGCAGTTGTGACCGTTACAACGATTACAAATATTTGTAGTGATCCTGGCTAGGCTGCCGTCCATGGCTGACCTGGCCCACGCAACTCCGGGCGACACCGACCTGCACGGCGACACCGACGCCACCCACTGGGCGGAACGGTTCGCGTCGAAGATCACGCTGGGCGACCCCGACCCGGGCTGCATGCCGTTGCACTTCGCCGGGCAGCCGGTGTGGACGAAAGACCAGTTTCAGGACCTGATGCTCACCTGGTTCGCCGGGGCGATCGAAACCGGCCGGGGAGCGGGGAAGGCAGCCAGCGGTGGCTAACCGGATCTTGCCGCAGTACGAGGTCGTGTCCGACCATGACCTGTCCGAGGCGGTGCACCAGGCCCTCGGCGCGGCGTCGGTGTGCTGGGAGCCGATGGACTGCACGGGCGAGTTCGATGAGGCGACGGCCCGGCAGGTCGGCGAGGAGCTGCTCGGGGTCGTCCGCCAGTATGCCGGGCGCGGGGAAGCCCGCACCTCCGGCGGCGGCGGCGCCCGCGCGGCGGAAGGAAGGACGACATGACCAGGCTGTCAGTGACGACCCGGGCGGCGCTGGCTACCTGGCGTGCCCAGCCTCTCGTGCGGCGGGTGCGCGCGGCGTCGGGGACGCTGGTCTCGGTTGGGCTGGCCGTGGCTGGCTTCCTCGGCGCCCTGGCCGGCGGCGCTCTGATCGGCCGCTGGTGCCTGGGTCTAGTGCTGATCGCCGAGTCGGTGCTGGTGATGGTGATCGGCCTGAACCGTGAAGACGGGACTGGCCTGCCGCGCCGTGGCGCGCGGACACCGGAGCAGGTGCTCGACGACGAACGGCTGCGGCCCTGATGGCTGACTCCGAACGGGGCACGGCCCGCGACGCGCACGCCGACCGGGGGCGCCCGTTCGCTGAGCTGGCGGACTCGGGGATGCTGTGGCTGGTCAACCGGTCAGTGTTCCACCCGCGCGGGTTCGCGCTGGCGCTGCACCTGGACGAGGCCGGGAACGCCACCGGCTGGTCGGTCAAAGGCGACGGGGCCGAGCCGTGGGCGTTCCTGATGGACGCCGAGGAAGACGCCCGGTTCCACGCCGCCAGCCAGACCCTCGCCGACGCGAAGGCCGCTGGCGGCGACGCCCACTGGCGGGCCCCCGGGGTTTGACCCCTGCCGGAAGCACGGCCCTAGCGCGCGGGGGCCCATGGCCTGACCGTTGATCAACACGACCGGGCTTCATCCGCGACACAGCCTAAGCCGGGAAGGAGTGAGCGCGCATGCGGCTATGGGAGCGCCTGCTGGCCCGCACCGACCCGGGCGGCTACAACGAGATGATGTACTCCGGCGCGGAGTACGTCACGTCCCTGGACTCCGGCGGCCAGAACCGGGAGGGCACCCCCGCCGGCCTGGTCCGTCTCGGCCGTGAAGCCTACGCCGCCAACGGCGTGGTGTTCGCCGCGATGGCGGTGCGGATGGCGTTGTTCTCCGAGGCCCGGTTCCAGTTCCAGCGGATGATCGACATGGCCACGTTCGGGAACACGGACCTGACCCTGCTGGAGACACCGTGGCCGAACGCCGACGCGGGGGAGCTGCTGGCCCGGCTGGAACAGGACGGCGGGCTGGGCAACGCCTACTTCCGCAAGGTCGAGCCCGCTGACGGCGGTGACGACCTGCTGGTGCAGATGCGCCCCGAGCAGGTGACGATCATCTCCGAGGAGGCGTTCGACAACATGGGCCGGCGGTTCCGCCGCCCGGTCGGCTACCTGGAGCAGACCGACCCGTCGCGGGAGCCGCAGATCTACACCACGGGCGAGGTGGCGCATTACTCGCCGATCCCGGACCCGAACGCCCGGTACCGGGGCATGTCGTGGCTGACACCGATCTTGCAGGACGCCCGCGCGGACAACAAGCTCACCGCGTACAAGAGTTTCCACCTGGACAACGGCGCCATGCCGGGCCTGGTGATCAAGTACGCGATGAAGCTGTCGGACCCGACGGTCGCCGCGCTGCGCAAGCGGGTCCGCGCCCGGTATGGCGGGCCGGAGAACGCGGGCAACGTCCTGGTCCTCGACGAGGGCGCGGACATGGCCGTGGTCGGCTCGACACTGGAGCAGCTCCAGTTCGACGCGGTGACGAAGGTCGGGGAGCGGCGGGTGTGTGCCGCTGCCGGGCCGGGGATGCTGGTGATCTGCGGGTTCGAGAAGGGTGACTACCAGGCGTCGGTGCGGCAGCTCGCGGACCTGTGGGCCCGGCCGTCGTGGCGGAAGGCGTGTGCCGCGTTGCAGCATCTGGTGCCCACGTCGGCGACGTCGGCTCCGGTGCGGCTGTGGTACGACGTGTCCGGTGTCGCCGCGCTGCGTGAGGGTGAGCTGGCGCGCGGGCAGACGACGCTGGTGAAGCTCCAGGGTGTGCAAAGCGCGGTGCAGGCGGGGTTCACCCGCAAGTCGGCGGCGCTGGCGGCCGAGTCGGGGGATCTGTCGCAACTGGTGGAGGACCCGAAGGCCCCGCCGCCCGGAACCTCGGCGCGGGAGACGGCGACTTCGACGCAGACCGAGCAGGTGGGCGGCCCGGGGCAGCGGCCGCCGCAGGCCGGGATCCCGCAGGCCCTGCCGGGTGTGGGGAAGCCGAACCTGCCGGCCGCGAAGCCGGGGAAGTTCGGGCCGATGCCCGCGCTCCCCGGCGGCGCGCGTGGGCCGAACGGGTCGGCGGCGGCTATCGCCAAGTCCGGTGCGAAGCGGAGTGATGACGACCCTTTCTGGCTGGGACCGGACTGGG